CCCGACGGCGGCGGCCGTCTATCGGTTCGTTCTTAGCTTCAAGAGGGAGTGCGGCGGCGACAGTCCGTCGCGGCGGGAGATCGCCGAGCGGCTGGATGTGCCGGTGTCGGTTGTGCATCATCATCTGGCGACGCTGGAGCGGGCGGGGTTGGTTACGTTGCCGTCGGCGCGGGGGGCGCGGCGGATTGGGATTCCGGGGGCGGTGTGGACGCCGCCCGTGTAGGGGCTTGGAAACTGAACATCATGGGGCTGAACAGCAGCCGGACGTTGATCGTGGCGGAGCGCCGGGCGGAAGTGGCGCGGTTGCGGTTGCGCGGCCGGACGGTGCGGGAGATCGTGGGGGAGCTGGGACAACGAAATTTGGTGAATCCGGCTGATGGGACGCCGTGGTCGTTAGGGACGGTGGCGGCGGATATTAAGGCGTTGGAACGGCAGTGGCAGGAAGAAGCGGCACAGGATATTGCGGCGCACAAGGCGCGGCAACTGGCGCGGCTGGAGGAGCATTACCGGGAGGCGTGGCAGGCGGCCGACCTGCGCGAGGTGCGGGAGAATGTGAAGCTGGCTATGGCGCTGTTGGGGACGGAAGCGCCGAAGCGGCAGGAGGTTCGGGCAACATTCGCAGCAACGGGTGAGTTTGATGGGATGAGTGATGATGACCTACGGCAGGAGCTTGAAACCCTCGGCCGGCCGACAGTCGCACCTGGAGGCGATGGCGCGGGCGCGACGGATTTTGCGGGAGAGGATTCAGAGGGCTAAGGCGCGGGGGGTGATCACGCCGGATGTGGTGGCCGACTTCGCTAAGCTGCACATGCGGACGGCCGACGGGCGGGCGATTGCGCCGGCGGCGCATCATGTGCTCTGGCTGCATTTGATGTGTGATCCGGCTATCAGGCGATTGTTGATCGTGGGGACGCCGGAGAGCGCGAAGACGACGTGGGCATTGGCGTATGCGGGGTGTCACATTGGATTCTTCCCGGAGCAGCCGCTGATCATTGCGGCGGTGAGCGGGCCGGTGGCGGAGACGCGGAGTATCGCATTGAGGAACATCGTCGAATCGGATGAGTTTGGCCAAACATTTCCCAGCGTGCGGCCGGCGGCGGGGATGTTGTGGACAACGACGAAATGGAGTGTGGCTGAGGAGGGTCGGCCGCACGCTGGGCGCTTGCACCCAACCGTCAGCGCGTATGGCACGGGTGGCAGTGTGACGGGCAGCCGGGCGCAGTTGTTGATCGCGGATGATATTCTGGACTATGACAACACGCGGACGCAGCATCAGAGGAATGTGGTGGATACGTGGTTTCACACGTCGCTGCTGCCCCGACTGATGGCGCAGACGGGGCGGGCGATTGTGATCGGAAATACGTATCACCACGCGGACACTATCGCGCTGTTGCGGCGCAGTGAGGGGTGGGTAAGTTGTCACATCCCGCTGCTGTCGGAGGGCGAGGAGGTGCTCGCCTCAATCACGTACCCCTCGGATTTTGCGGGGCGGCCGATCGGTGTGCCGGTGGCGGGGGCGTTGCCGGCATGATCGCATTAGCGGCGCGATGGTCTAAGCGGTTCGGTCAAGGCGCGGTCGGCCGTCCAGCCGGATTTGAGGCGGTAGAGGATGACTTCCTCGGACAGTCCTGTTATGGCCGCCCATTCGGAAACGGTGCGGGTCTGGCCTTTGCAGGTGATGGGGCGATTCGTGCGGCGGTTGTTGCCTTGCTCAACTCGCGTGGCCCAGCGGCAGTTGCCGGGTTCGTAGTCGCCGTCGTTGTCGATGCGGTCGAGCGAGTGTTCGCCGCTCGGACGCGGCCCCATGTCGGCGTAGAAGGCATCGAAGGAGTCGCGCCAGCGTTGGCAGACCTTGATGCCCCGGCCGCCGTAGTTGGGGTATTGGGCGTTGGTGGGCGTGTAGCAGCGGCGGTTCATCGCTTTCCAGGCGTTGTGCTCCGGGGTGCGGCTTCGCCCGTGTTTGAGGAAGGCCATGTTCTCGGAGCGCCGGCAGCCGCAACTGAGGGAGTGGCCGCCGGTCAGTTGGGACCCCTGCACGACGCCCTCGCGGCCGCATTCACATTGGCAGAGCCAGGTGGATTTGCCCGACACTGCCCCGGTATAACCGAGGACGGTCCAGCGGCCGAAGCGTTGGCCGGTGAGGTTGTTCTTCACAGACTTGGGGACGGGTATAATCTTGGCAGTCATGTTCGCACCTCCAGTACGAATGTGATGAGGGGACTGTCAGGCGTTCGTTGCGCTTGCCAGTCCCCGTTATTGTACCATGAATTAGAACGTTAGTACTATGCAGACTTACCGCTACGTTGTCCACCGACGAGGCCCGGCGCTTTGGCCGGAGAACAAGCCGGTGGCCGAGGTGCTGAAGTTGCGTGACACGACGCCGGAGTTGGTGTGGGAGGCGGTTTACCAGGGCAACCCAACGCCAGCCGGCGGCTATACCTTTCGGCGGGAGTTCTGGGCTGACGGGAACCGGTTCTCGGCTAATGGGCAGGGGATGCGGGGGCAGGTTGTGGCGCGGGTGCAGAGTTGGGACACGGCGGAAGAGGTGAAGGATACCAGCGCGTGGACGGTGTGTGTGACGGGCGAGATCCTCGACGATTATCGGTTAGCGATCTGTCATGTGTATCGGGCACGGTTGACGTTTGATGCGCTGCCGGGTCAGATCGAGAGTCTGGCGCGGTTGCACAATGGAGACGGCCGGTTGCGGGGGGTGGTGATCGAGGACAAGAGTAGCGGGAAGAGCGCGCAACAGACGTTGCGAGTTACCGCGCCGGAGTGGCTGCGGGAGTTGATCTCGCCTTATCAGCCGACGGGCAGCAAGGAGGCGCGGGCGGGGGCGGCGGCGGTGTGGTGTCGAAACAGTATGGTGATGTTGCCGCATCCGGGGCCGGACGTGCCGTGGCTACTTGATTTTGAAGACGAGTTGTACAGCTTTCCGCAGTCGGCCTTTGCCGATCAGGTGGATGCGTTTTCTCAGCTTGTGTTGTTCTGTGAGCATTATCTGGCGGCCGGGTGGCGGGCGCGAGGAGGTGGGGTGTGATCATTGAGAATGGGGCAGGGTGGCGAGGGCGGTTGTGGGGTTGGGCGGGGCGGCAGTTGTCGCGGTATGGGGGGCTGGTGGAGGCTTCGGCGTCGCCCTGGCCGGCGGCGGAGGAGTCGAGTACGCGGCCGTTGTCGGAGTACGCGGCGCGGTGGGCCTACGCGGAGAATAAGGGGCTGTACCGACTGCTGCACGAGTGGGGGCTGGTGGAGCAGGCGATGGCGACGGCGCGGAATCCCGTGCCGGCGGTGGTGGATTTCTACGTGGCGAATGTGCTGAATGGCGAGCTGACCATCGAGCCGGAGCAGCGGGCGACGGCGGACGGGGCGGTGTCCAGCGCGGCGGAGAATGAGGGGCTGGCGGCGGCCGTGGGGCGGGTGTGGGAGTGGTCGAACTTCGTGGTGCTGAAGGGGGAGTTGGTGCGGGCGGCGGCCGTCTATGGGGATGTGCTGCTGAAGGCGGCGGAGCGGACGGACGGGGGTGGCCAGGTGGTGAGTGTCTATCTGCAATTGTTGCCGATCCAGCATGTGCGCTATTGTCGGACGGATGAGCGGGGGATTGTGCAGGAGGTGAGGATCGACACGCCGCGGCTGGTTTCGTTGTTCGGCACGGCCGAGCGAGAGCATACGCTGGTGGAGATTTGGCGCAAGGCCTGGGACGGCGGCGAGGGGGGCGTGGGCACGCCAGGAGGTGTGCGGTTCTTCGAGGTCGAGGGGCGGGGCTACGTGGCGGATAAGGAGTTGCCGGCGGCGGTGCTGGTGCAGACGTTCGGGGAACTGGGGTATGACTTCATTCCGGTGGTGTGGGCGCGGTGCGAGACGCCGTGGTGGGACGCGACGGATCAGATCGACTACTACAATGAGCTGGCGCGGAAGAGCGAGCAGTTGAATGTGCCGCTGGGCGTGGTGCGGGCGCGGGCGACGGACAGCGAGGGTCGGCCGATGCCGGCGCCGAAGGTAGATGCGGCCCGGCTCCAGGCGAGTTACCACAAGGTGGCGGGTGGGGCGGCGGCGCTGCTGTATCTGCCGGGGAACTCGGAGTTCGACTGGTCGAGCGCGCCGATTGATTTCGCGGCGCTGTACCGCGATATGGAGGCGGTGTGGGCGGGGATCGTGGCGTCGTTGCCGGAGTACCGGGCGGCGACGCTGGACGCCTCGACGCAGATCGCGGCGGAGACGCTGGAGCTGCTGCTCAAGGCGGCGGGGCAGCGGGTGCTGGATGCGCGCGGGGCGCTGGAACGGGCGTTGGTCAGGGCGCAGCAGATGGCGCTGACGATGGGGCAGATGGCCGGGCTGGCGGGGTTCGCGGCGGCCGACATTGGGGCCTATGAGGCGGGGGATTTCGGGCACGTGTTCACGGCGCGGGATGTGTTTGAGCCGACGTTGGCGGCGAAGGCGGCGGCGTTGAAGGAGTTGACAGCGGCGGGGGTGCCGGTGAAGTTGGCGCTGGAGTTGGCGCAGTTTGGCGCGGCGGTGGTGGAGGCATTTGACGCGGCGGCGGCGGAGCAGGCGCTGCGGGAGAGGGTGACGTTGGCGAGTGCGTTGGTGAGGGCGCGGGCGGAGGTGGATAGTGGGGCGGGGGATAATGGGGTGACGAGGGTCTGATGCCATCTATCCATGTTGCAGCGAATGAGCAGGTGTTTGAGGAGTTGTGTGCTGAAGATTCGGCGTGGCTGACCTTGGCGGCCGAGGTGTTGCAGAAGCTCAGGAAGGGCTTCTATGGGCCGGAGGTGGTGGTCGACGCGCTGGGGCAGAACTATATGTCGCCGTCGCTGGCTGAGGCTTATGCGTTCGCACAGTTGTGGCGCATGCTGTGGGCGGGTGAGTTGGCGATGGTGAGGCTGGCGATTGGTCGGGAGCCTTTGCCGGACGCGGAGGTGAACGGCAACGATGGCGCATTGCAGCAGTTGAGCAAGATGTCTGGCGTGCGCTGCTCGGCGCAGTTCTGGGGTGGATTGGCGGATCAGGATGGCTTTATCCGGCTGGAACAAACGGTGCGGCTGGAGCTGGTCAACTTCAGCGCTCAGGAAGTGTGGGATGGGCCGGATGGCCTGGAGTACCCGCTTGAGGTGGGCTATCAGTTGTGGTCTAAGACGCTGCATGTGCTGCGGACGCATGGGAAGCTTGCCAGATGGCCGTACGGGTCTAAGGATGTGTTTCTGATGATGGTTCCGCGAGAGGTGCATGACCACTGGCAGGCGTCTTTGGCGCTTAGGGTTCTCGGTATTCCTGAGAATGGTATAGGTGTTGTACGCGCAAGGGGAGGATGAATCGTCCCCCCCTTCCAAATGGTAGCCAAATTGGCTACCACTTGGTGAGTGATCGGCTTTGCAATCCCTGAGGGGCATGCAATTTACATACCGTTGTAGTCAGGAGTTAGACAATATGGCTAGTGATCGGGAGTTTCTGGAGCAGTTGCGGGAGCGGCAGTTGGAGCAGATCGAGCGGATGGACGGAGCGCGGCGGACGTACTGGCGGGCGCCGTTGATCGTGGCGGTGGTGGCGTGGGGGCTGCTGTTGGCGACGACGTTTCTGGTGGCGGTGGGGGTGGTGGCGCTGTGGAGTGGGGCGCATGTGTTTAGTTCGGCGGTGTTTCTGATGGTGGGCATCATGTCGGGGGCGTTGGGCGCGCAGACGCGGGGCGCGCAGACGCGGGGCGCGCAGACGCGAGTGCCCTCTCCCCAACCCTCTCCCAGGGGGAGAGGGGGCGAGTCGTCCTCTTCCAGGGGGCGAGGGGGACGATAGATGGCGGACGGGATGGCGGCCGTCGCCGTAGCGGCTGAGTTTCGGGAGGAGTTGGGCCGGCTGGATGAGGCGGCGGTGCAGGTGATGTTGGACGCCTGGCGGGGGGTGGATGCGCGGCTGGTGGAGGAGATGGAGCGGTTCGCGGCGCGATTGGCGGGGCAGGAGTTGACGCCGGGGCAGGTGCTGCGGATGGAGCGGTATCAGGCGCTCTACGCGCAGGTGGAGCGGGAGTTGGGGACGTTGGAGGGGGTGGCGGCAGGGACGTTGGAGGCGGGGATGCGGCAGGCGGTGGGGCTGGGGGCGTCGCAGGCGCGGTACTCGCTGGAGGCGCTGGGGTTGACGGGGGTGTTCGACCGGCTGCCGGCGGCGGCGGTGGGGAATGTGGTGGGGTTGGCGCGGGCGGGGCGGCCGTTGGCGGCGCTGCTGGAGCCGATGTATGGGCTGGCGGCGGCGGGGCTTCTGCGAGAACTGACGAACGGGCTGGCGCTGGGGCTGGGGCCGCGGGAGATTGCGCGGCGGATGGCGGCGGATGGGTTGACGGATGGGCTGAATCACCTGCTGCTCGTCACGAGGGACCAGTATAACCGGGCGCACCGGTTGGCGGCGTTGGAGGGGTATCGGCGGAGTGGGGTTGTGACGGGGTATGTGCGGCGGTGCGCGCGGCAGGCGGGGCGGACGTGTGTGGCGTGCATTGCGCTGGATGGGCAATTCTATCCGTTGAGTGAGCCGTTCGAGGAACACGCTCAGGGGAGATGCGTGCCGATCCCCTCGGTGAGAGGCGTGAATTACGATAGCCTGGGCGCGGGCCGAACTTGGTTCGAGGGGCTTTCAGAAGATGAGCAGATCGCGACGATGGGGCGCGGCCGTTGGGAGGCCTGGAAAGACGGCCGTCTGACCTGGGACACGATGGTGAGGCGGACGGAACATCCGACCTGGGGGCCTTCCGTGACGCCCGCGCCAATTCCGCGAGGAAGATGATGCTATTTTTTCAGGTGTTTCCAACTCGCGCCGGAAACGATCCTCGAGACTTGCGGCCGACTGATACCAAACTTCTTAGCCAAGAGTATATTGCTCCACCCTTGCGATTTGAGGGAAAGAAGCTCGTGGGCCTGGGCGTCGGTGAGCTTGGCCGCGCCATTAGAGCCGCCGCTCATAGCCGGGCCATGTGCCCGCCCTTTGCGCTTCATGTCCTGCATGTTGTCATCGTGAGTGCCGAGGAAGAGGTGATCCGGCCGCACGCAACCTTTATTGTCACATTTATGGAGTATGTGAAAGCCAGGAGGGATCGGGCCGTAGTGAATCTCCCAACTGACACGATGCGCCTTAAGCATTGGGTGGCCGCCAGGGGCCGCGATAATTCCGTAGCCGTTGGGTTTGTGCTTACTGGCCGTCCACTCCCAACACTCCCTGCCCTTGCGGACATTGCGCCAAAAGCGCTCTTCCAGAGTTCCGTGTCTACCAGTCATGTAAAACGCTCCTATAGCTATGGTCAGCCACAGGAGCGTGATAGAATCCCGTCCGTGACTGCCGACTCAGTCACCATGCCCTGGGGTGTTTGCGCACCGCCAGGGCAACTTCTTGAGAGCATTATAGCTCAGATGTTCGGAGCCAGCAATCGCAGGTTCGCAGGTTGCCCGGAGTGGTGGTATGAGCAGCGACCGTGAGCGGCAGTTTTGGGTTGGGTTGCGGAAGGCGCTGATCGAACTGATCAGGGCAATTGAGGTGCGGTATGGATTGGAGAGCGCGATCATCACGAACGCACAGAGGAAGGCGTTGCACAGGATCAAGGAACCATGATGAGATATCTAGAGATATAGGGACATTGCTGTTCACACGGCGTGAAGCCGAATTTTGTCTCTAGATATAGAACGATTATATAGGTGACGGGCACACCGGCAAATGGGTTTGAGGCTGAGGATTGACATAGAACAAGGGAGCTAATATACTGTGGGTAACTGAATACGAATTCGGCGAACTCGCCTACGAGCGGCCGTCATCCAGTGAGGATGATCGGCCGCTTTTTCGTTTTCTCCCCCACACGTCGACGGACGGCATAAACGGTTCACGGAGATAGGACATGACAA